ACCAGAAGGCCCGCGCCCCGCTTTTATTATGGCCCCTCCACTAATTTATGTCCGCCAGTAATAATGGGCCCTGGGAGCCTATTAAATTGACTGCTCCTCTTTATATAGTGGGCTCTGTATGTCATGTCTATTAAAATGTGGGATCCACTTTTAAACGAGTTTCCAGAAACTGTACATGGATTTAGGTGTATGCTTGCAATAAAATATCTGCAGCTTTGTGAGTCTACATACGCTCCTGATACTATTGGATTTGATTTAATACGCGACCTTATATTGGTCATAAGGGCTAGAGATTATGTCGAAGCGACCAGGAGATATAATCATTTCCACTCCCGCATCCAAAGTACGCCGTCGTCTGAATTTCGACAGCCCATACAGCAGTCGTGCTGTTGCCCCCACTGTCCTAGGCATAAGCCGAAAGAGAACATGGGTGCAACGTCCCATGTATCGGAAACCAAGACTATATAGAATGTATAGGAGCCCTGATGTTCCTAGGGGTTGTGAAGGTCCGTGTAAGGTTCAATCCTTTGAACAGAGACATGATATAGCTCATACTGGAAAGGTCATATGTATTTCTGATGTTACTAGGGGGAATGGTATAACTCACCGGGTAGGGAAGCGTTTTTGTGTTAAGTCTGTTTATATATTAGGTAAAGTTTGGATGGATGAAAACATCAAGGTTAAGAATCATACAAATACAGTTATGTTCTATGTTGTAAGAGATAGACGTCCGTATGGTACTCCTCAAGACTTTGGACAGGTTTTTAATATGTATGATAATGAACCGAGCACTGCGACTGTTAAGAATGATATGAGGGATCGATTCCAGGTTTTGAGGAAGTTTTCAGCAACTGTTACAGGTGGTCAGTATGCGTCAAAGGAGCAAGCCATAGTAAAGAGATTTATGAAGATAAACAATCATGTTACATACAATCATCAAGAAGCTGCCAAATATGAAAATCATACTGAAAATGCTGTATTGTTGTATATGGCATGTACTCATGCATCTAATCCTGTGTATGCTACTTTAAAAATAAGAATCTATTTCTATGATTCTACAATGAATTAATAAATATTAAATTTTATTTCATGTTCTTCAACTACATCAATTGTTTTGTCTAATACATCATATAATACATGACCAAATGCTCTAATACAGTTGTTAATACTAATAACACCTAAAGAATCTAAATACTTAATCACTTGGGTTTTAAATACCCTCAAGAAATGCGATGTCTGAGGTTGTAAGGCTGTGAATATCCTCAAGTTGAGATAACATTTGTGAATCCCCAACGCCTTCCTGAGGTTGTGGTTGAACCGTATTTGGATATGGATAATGTCGTGGTTTTCGTTGAATGGCCGCCGTTGGTGGTTGAGGATCTTGAAATATAGGGGATTTATGATTTCCCAGGTATGTACGCCATTCATTGCTTGAGCTGCAGTGATGGACTCCCCTGTGCGTAAATCCATGATGTTCGCAGTTTATTGTTCTGTATATGGAACACCCACACGGTAGATCAATTCTCTTCCTGCGAATTGGTTTCTTGGCCTGTTTGTGAATCACTTTGATGGGTGTAAAGTGGTTCTGTGAGAATGATGAAGGTTGCATTTTTTAATGCCCACTCCTTTAAAGCACTGTTTTTATCCTCTTCCAAGAATTCTATATATGATGAAGTAGGTCCTGGATTGCAGAGGAAGATAGTGGGAATTCCACCTTTAATTTGAATTGGCTTTCCGTATTTTGTATTTGACTGCCAGTCCCTTTGGGCCCCCATGAATTCTTTAAAGTGCTTTAGGTAGTGGGGATCAACGTCATCGATGACGTTGTACCAGGCGCTGTTCGAATATACCTTGGGGCTTAAGTCTAGGTGTCCACATAAGTAATTGTGTGGCCCCAGAGACCTGGCCCACGCGGTCTTACCTGTACGACTATCACCTTCGATCACGATACTTTTAGGTCTCCACGGCCGCGCAGCGGTGTCTCTTACATTTTCTGATACCCAATCCTTTAGTTCATCTGGGACTTGAGTGAATGTTGAATTATGAAAAGGAGAAACATATACCTCTGATGGAGGCTTGAAGATCCTATCTAGATTATTATTTAGGTTATGAAATTGTAAAACATAGTCCTTTGGGACTAGTTCTTTAATAATCTCAAGAGCCTCATGCTTACTTCCCGCGTTAATTGCCTGGGCGTAAGCATCGTTTGTAGATTGTAGACCCCCTCTTGCAGATCGTCCGTCGATCTGAAATTCTCCCCATTCGATTGTGTCACCGTCCTTGTCCAGATAGGACTTGACGTCGGAGCTTGATTTAGCTCCCTGAATATTTGGATGGAAATGTGTTGACCTGGTTGGGGAGACCATGTCGAAGAATCTGTTATTCGAGCATTTGTATTTCCCCTCGAATTGCATAAGCACGTGGAGATGAGGGCTCCCATCCTCGTGTAATTCTCTGCAGATCTTTATAAATTTTTTATTAATTGGAGTTTTTAGGTTTTTGATTTGGGAAAGTGCTTCCTCTTTGGTGAGGGAGCAATGTGGATATGTGAGGAAATAGTTTTTTGCATTTATTTGAAAACGTTTGGGAGGAGCCATTGACCAGGTCAACTGGTACCAATACCATCTAACGCATGTAATCGGGGAAAAGGTCACAATATATAGTATGGTACCTAATGGCATAATTGTAATTCTTTACAGAGTTACTTTAATTTGAAATTTATAAAGCGGGCCTTCTGTATAATATT